TAAAGGAGAACAAAAATGAAAACACTTCAAGAAGAACTGCGTAAAGCGTTAGAAAAAGAACTTGGCAAAGAAGCCAAGCCTTGGCTCGATGAGAAACTTATCATCGTTACACCAGATAACAATAAAGGAGAACAATAATGTTTGATAATAATAAGCAACCTGCAACTAACAAACAGCTATGGAAAATAAACCAATTAGCTGATCAAGCTTTTAACTTAGCTATAGAAGCTGAAGTAAAAGAACATGGTAAAAGAGTAAGTGATGTTGAAGATTTAGGTGTTTCTTTACTTTTACCATTGAATAAAGAGCAAGCAAAAAACTGGATCAAAGTTTTAATGGAAAGAGTTGCTGGTCTGGAGTCTTTGATTGAAGTTCTTGATCAGGACATTGAGATGGCAAGCATAATAAACGGAGAACAAAATGCAGATAACGTATAACAAAAAAGATTATCCAAAATTAAATACCAATGATCTTATGTCTTGGGGTGGATTTATTCCAATCTGGATTGTGGAATGGAATCTACGCAAAGCTATGGGGGTTGATGTAACTCTCTTCGATCATCTTGATAAACAGTACGAAGCTCGTTCTGGTATGGGTATCAAAGGTAGAGAAATGGGTGGAGAAATAAATGATGAGGGTATTTATGAATATCCTGATGATCCACCTATGAAACCATTTATGACATGGGAAGTTGAAGAGGGTACAGTTTATTTCTACCCATATTCAATCATGGGCATACCACTACAAAGACCAAGTATTACTACTGGTCAAACACATTATGTAACAAGGATGGACTAATGGACATCGATGAAACAGATTTGAAATTTATGATACGAAAAACAATAGTAGAACTATTCAAAGAAGTATCAGAAGGTAACTTACAAACAAATCAAGAAATAGAATTAGAAGACTGCTTAATGGATATTCTTAGTAATAAGTTAAACAATTATAGAGTAGACATTTATGGAGTATCACTAAGGGAGGGTTTATAATGCCAAGATCAACACCTAGATTTACACGCAGAGACTATGAGTTTATCGCAGATAAGATTGCTCCGCATCTTAGCTGGGCAACAGCAATCAAGTATGTTGCTGATGAACTGAAAGCTACGAATCCAAACTTCAACTATGATAAGTTTGTAGAACGTGCTGAACGAGCATGGGAAGAAAACTATAATCTTAGTAAGGAGAACTTCGAAGATGAAATCCCCTATTAAAGTTTGCGAAGTATGTGAAGGGGAAGGGCGTATCGAATATGATAAGCCTGTCCCTCACAACTTTGGTAGAGATGTTGGATACATAGATTCTGTTTGGGATGACTGCTATGAATGTGATGGCTTCGGAGCAATGCCTATTGACGAGTACGATGATTTTTCTGCATAAGTGCAGTATGAAGTCATATCTAAACTATTTGCAAGATCGAGCAAAGGAGGCTGATGTCTCCTTGCTCAAATGTTTTAAACGTGCTGAGATTCCTACCTCAACATACTACAGAACAATCAATGGCAATACAGAACTCAGATATGATACAGCTGTGAAAGTCATCAATGTCATCGAAGAACTTGACTCGATACAAAAAGCCAGTGAGCATACCAAGAGACTACGAGAAGCTAATAAGCCTGTTGATAGAAGCTCGATTCGAGCGAGGTTTAAGCCAAGAGTCTTTAGCTCATAAAATTGGTTGCACTTCTTCACTCATTCACAAGTGGGAAGCGCATAAGCGTATTCCATCTGGGTTCATGTTAATTTGTTGGTTGGATGCTTTAGGTTATGACATCGAGGTCACGAAAAGGAAGAGCGACAATATGTATAGCGTGTCAGACTAAGACACATTGGTATGTTGCCATCCTAAAAAATAACTCAGGACATACTATGCAGAAGCATTGGTATGTATGCCTAAACTGTTATGAGGAAGACAAATGGCAAACCGTAACAAAAACAAAGGAACATACCATGAGAAGTGGTTTGTCAAATGGCTTGAAGAAGCAGGGATCAAAGCGAAGAGGCAGCCCCTCTCAGGCAGTTTGGGAGGCGAGTATTCAGGCGACATCAAACTCGAACTCAACGGAGAAGAACTGGTGGGAGAAGTAAAGTACAGAGATAAGTCTAACTTCCCTAGCCCATTCAAAGTATTAGAAGGCAGAGACATTGCTTTCTATAAAAGGCGGACTGGACAACCGCAAACAATAGTCATCATGAGTGGTGACAGATTTATAAAACTAATGGAGAACAAAGATGAACCTTAAACAAAAGTGGTGGGAGTGGCACAAGCAAAACCCACATGTATTTAGATTGTTTGAAGAGTTTACTTTCAGAGCAATCAACAAAGGCCACAACAGACTAAGCGCATGGCTTGTAGTCAATCGCATTAGATGGGAAACCAGCATTGAAACAACGGGTGATGATTTCAAAATAAGCAATGACTACATTGCGCTGTATGCCAGATACTTTATGCACTTGCATCCCCAGTATGATGGCTTATTTAAAATTAAGAAAATGAAAAGAGTAGAAATACAAGGAGAACACCATGAAGAATCTTACGCATAAAGCAGTCCAAGCAAATGTCTGGGATGCCCACATTGCCAAAGCAAACAGCTCAGTGTCAGCTCTCAAAGAATACAAGAAGTCAAACTATCAAGTCGATGGCTATCGAATCAATGCCAACCGCATTGTCAACGGTGAGCGTGTTGGTGAAGACTGGCTTAAAGGTAAGCTCAAAGAACAGCTCATCAAGCTTGGCTACTGCAAACCATCAGACTTTGAAAAGTATAACAAACCTAATGGCAGTTTAAATATTGGTTGACCATACTGCACTATTGCAGTAGGCTAACCATTATAAATAAAGGAGAACAAGATGAACCGTAAAGGATTCATAGGTGGCTCGGACTGTGTAAAGATTATGCAAGGCCACTGGTTAGAATTATGGCAGATCAAAACTGGTAGAGAATTACCAGAAGACTTAACAACAAACATTGCTGTGCAGCTTGGTATCTGTACTGAAGACTTCAACCTTAGTTGGTTCGAACAGCAAAGAAAGTGTATCCTTTCTAAGCATCAGTATGAGTATGAGCAAACTATTGGCTCAGTTCCAGTAAGAGGTACTGTCGATGCTCAGTGGGATAAAGCTATTGTTGAGGCAAAGCACACAAATGCTTTCAACAAAATGGAAGATGTCATTAAACTGTATATGCCGCAGATACAACTCTACGCGCATCTAGCAAAAGCAGAGGGTACTTACCTCTCTGTCATCTTTGGTAACAGTAAATGGGAATCTACCTATGTCGAATACAACGAGCAGTATTTCAATTCTATGTGGGCGGTGGTCTCAGATTTCTGGGGTTACGTGCTTCGCGATGAAGAGCCGATTGGTGTTGACACGGAACAACTCTCGCATGACCACATTGCGGTGGACAATATGGTCAAACGAGATGCAACAACAGACAACCAGTTTGTCGATGCAGCCATCACATATATACAAGGTTATGAGCAGAACAGAGTTTTCGAGAATGCAAAGAAAGACCTTAAATCAATGGTCGGAGCTAACGAAAGAGAAGTCTACTGTGATTACCTTTCCGTCAAGCGAGACAAGAAAGGATCGCTTAGAATAACCAAAAGAAAAAAGGAGAACAACAATGAGTAATAAACTAGACATTTGGAACAAGCTGGCTGCTTCAGACCCCAAATATCTGAAGCAAGTCAGCTTTGGCAGTAGATCATTTACAGCCATTGATCCTCAGTACCAAGTCAGAATGATGACCGAACAGTTTGGACCGATTGGTTTGGGCTGGGGCTGGTTCAATACAACTGAGGTAGTGTCTGTCAGCAACGGAGACAGTGCTGTACTAGCGCATGTAACTGTTTGGCATACAGACAACCATCATTCCTTTGGGCCATTCACAGGCTGTAGGAAGTTCTTTGACGCAGCAAAGGGTCGTATGGCAGAAGATGCACCAAAGATGGCTATTACTGATGGTCTTACCAAAGCTCTGTCGCACATTGGCTGTAATGCTGATGTCTTCTTGGGTGAGATGGATGGCAACAAGTATGCTGCTGATAGCAATAAAACTGCTGATGATGGCAAACCCAAGTGGTAGAAGAACGTGTAATAAAAGCTCAGAGGGTTAAAGAACTAATACCCTCTGAAAACTTACCTCATGTTATTGAATTAGCTAAACAAAGAATGAGAGCTGAACAAAAATTTGTTAAAAGCAGAAAGGTGGTGGAAGAAAGAATAAATAGATGTCTGGTTGTCTTTGACTTTATGTACAATGGATCAACCTTAAAAAATGCAGGGGAGGCAATTGGTGCATCCCGTGAAAGAACAAGACAAATCGAAGCTAAGGTTTGTTTAACAATTATAAAATGTTATAAAATTTACAAAAGGAGCCAGAAGCATGGCAGAATATGACGATACAAACAGAGGCG